GGATGGCTGCCTCATATTTTTCGATAGATTCTGACCCGTTTTCTATGCTTCGCACAAACTTTTCTGCTTCTTCCATTTCTTTTTTCTTGGTGTTGAATTCAGAAAGGAATTTCTCTATATCAATATTAATGGTAAGAATTTCGTTTCCTAATTTAAGCTGTTCACTGATAGATTTTGCTCGTTTAAGTTCATACATAAAAGCACCTCCAAAAAATAAGGGGAGGTTTAGCCTCCCCGCTGTTTACGCCATTGCTGTTACCATTGCGCGGCCGGCTTTTTTTGCTTTGTTTGTTGCTATCTCGACTTCCGCAATTACAATTTGGTGCCCGGTCGTTGCTGCAATTTCAGTAGTGCCGTTCCATTCTGTCCATCCTGTGGTTAAAACGTCGTCATACGATGGCATATCGACAGTGGCCGCCGTTTTGTATTTATAGCTGTTCCCCGCGGAAAGCATAGGGTTGACATAAACCGCCGTATCCCCGCTTGTCGAGCCAGCCACGGATACAACAGTCAATGGGTCAAGATAGATATCTGTTAAAATTTCAGGTGCTCCGTTGCCGTGGACAGCCACCGTGATAGCTCCTGGCTGGTTCGCGTCCCCCCCGGCATTTGTGATATTGGCAAGCGTTACGCTCCACTGGATAATTGCCTGATTCCCGCGTGTAATCCGCACCGTAGTTTTTCGGGCATCTCCAAAGTTATACATGACTTCATCACTAAAAATCCAGTCTTGGGCAGCGTCCCCGAAATACCGTACACCGGTCAGTGTGACGATGTATTGACCACCGGTTACTTCCGTGCTTCCCCACCCTTGATCGCCAAGATAGGAAGCCTGATATAATACCTCGTTCATACCTTCTGCCAGATTTGCAAAGCCTTTTTTCATTTCAGCCCATGTTTTGGCTACCCCATTGGGGGTAATGTCAATTTCCAGCTTGTTTTGATAGTTTAAACCAAGTTCAAGCATTTACAGCACTCCTTAATATAAAATGTAACGTTCAAAATCGATCCATATAGCCATTGATTGGTTGATGGTTCTTTGTCTATGTAATTAGGCAAGGCCGCAGATTCTATACTTAAAATCTGCCAATTTTCTGCTTTTGGATATTCTGCCAGCTGTGTTAATTCCGCATGGATATGGGACATTGCTTGTAGTACGGTACGCATATCGCTGTGTTTGCCGTTTAAAACAAACGATGCATCATATATTCCGCCTCTGTCAAAATGCCGCGATAAATTTCCTCCGGCTCCTATATACATGGCAAGCCCATTGCTTCGAGGCATGGCACCGTTTAAAATCTCAGTGTATGGGGACGCATAAGCTAGTGCCAAAGTTTTTACCGCCTGCAGAATTTCGTCCATTGCCTACACCTCTTTATCAATCGTCTGCTGGTATATTTGCCTATATTTATCGCGGTTTTGTTTTACGGCTTTCTCGGCCCATAAAGAAGTTGCTTTTGGATGAGAGGGGTTTCCATCTTTTTTATAAACTAACGGCGTTTTTGTAACCTTTTTGGGCCTTTTCCCGGCCATCACCATACCATAATACTGATACCTGGCATATGGAGTATCCCAAACAAGTTCGCCGTTATCTGGGTCGCTTTCGCGTATCGAGGACCTTGCTAATTCTCCATCTTGAGAGGGACATAGCTCATTTGCATCTTTTAACAATTCGTTTGATACCGCTGCAACCCCTTTTTTGCTGGCGGCTTCAATTTTTGCCATAACAGCAAGTTTATTGATGGTAATAGTCACCGTATTTGCCATCAGATCAGCCCCAATTCCAAATGATGCGCTCGCTGCCCGATATCATATAAAGTGTCGATAGCTTCGATTTTATATTCTGCCCCGTTAAAAACGATTGCATCACCAAGCGAATAAATTTCATTCTTTGGGCTGCTGTTTGCCAAGTCATGGAACATAAGCAACGACAACTGTACTTCCTGATTGTCTTTGTTTAAGGCGAGCTTCGATGCAGGCTCTATCCGCACAAAGGAAACAGCCGTCGTATTGGCCCAGGCTACGTGCCCCCAGGCATCCTCGATTTGCCCCGTTTTGTGCTTTACGGAATGAATGAGGAACTTCCTTGGAATCGGTTTCATTCAGCGCCACCCCATCCCACGGTAAAGCAATCCGGTTGTTAACAAATATCCATTTATGAGAGGTGAAATAGGTATCCCGTTCATAGTCCGCAGGGAGCTTGCGCTTTGTGTTCTGCCGCCTCCCATGCTGAATTTTCCAATGGAAAAACTGGCCGTATCGGTGTCTGAATTTCCGACCAAGGCGCTTAGCCCGCCCTGCGCATATAAAGTGTCAAGTTCCGCTGCTGTCGCTTTTTTTATGGCCGTCTGGATCGGCTCTGCAAAACTCGCTATTCCTGCAGTCTGGATTTTCTGCATAGTTATCATGTCAATTACATCGCTTGCTCTTTCGGCCAAAGGCAAAAATTCTTCTTCCGGTATCGGCACGACTGGATTGTATGTTGAAAAAAACGCCTGATCGATATAAGCCATTTTGAATTCGCCTCCTCAAAAAAGGCATAAGAAAAGCGGCCGTCAAAAACGGTCGCTTGCTTTGTATAAACTACTATTATCTTTTCTGTTGTACTTTCTCCTGCAGTTCCGAGACAAAATTCTGTATCTCATTCGTAAAGTTCCCTTGTGCGGGCCGGAATACTAAAGTTTTTGAGCCCCCGTCTTTTTTTGAAACGCAGTGAATAGAAAAAGTTTCGTTATTCCCGTCCCCATCTAAATTCAAACTTGTTATCTGGGGATAGTGAATATTCAATGTCTTTTGGCCCAATGATTTTGACTTAATTTTTACTGTTTCATTATTCAGCGAAAGCCGTACCGTTTCATTTGCAGGTATCGCATCAATCCCAGAAACCATTGATACGTCTATCCAGGTTTCATCGTCAAAATCATCCAGCCCGGCGTTATTTTGCGCTTTTTTTAGTTTAGAAGTCCCGATAAAACTCAGCACAATTGATGGAATCACAAATATTATGTACAGAATAAATAGCACTCCGCCAACTACATACAGAATTCCACCGGTTAACGCGGCCCACGATTTATTGGCAAGATATCCTATCCAGTTAAAGATAACGGCTAAAGCAACAAGCATGATATGTGGTGTTACTAAAGCAGTCGCCAAAGAGCTGCCTATTGCGGTGGCCATATCATCAGCCCCAACAATTGAACCAAAAAAATGGCTTATAATGTAGATTAGATATGCCAGTCCAATAATGCCAGACACGAGTAAAAACACAGAACGTTTTGTTTTCATATAACCCCTCCTCATATATAAATAATACCATATCATCCCAATATTTCAATGATATTTTGAGAAAAAAGATTATATGTTTGCTTTTGCAGCAATAATCGCACCGGTGGAAAGAGTAAAAGATAGTGCTTTGACCGGGATTATAGTGCCCACTGGTATAATCACTCCAATAATGCTATTCCCTGTAATCGGTGGTTCAGAATTCAATTCTGAAAATACCGCATCTGCAATGATTTGAATATCACTAAAACACTGCCCATTTTCCGCTAAGTGTTTCTGCTTATCGCAGGCAAACTCGGTCCCGCATTTATTCGCTTGTTTGGACATAGAATCCTCCTGAAAGAATGGGGCGGTTTCCCGCCCCTGTTATATTAGCCTGCAGGATTTGTTGTTTTGCGGCAAATCGAACGCAATGCATTCGTCACCCGGTAACCGCTGTTCATTTCTACTTGGGCCAGAGAGCCGCTAAAACGTTCGGAGTCAATAATACGGGTCACTTCAAAGTTGGTGAGAATAGAAAATGCGTCCATGTCATACATAACATAGTCAACTGATTTCCCAGATGCCGTATCAGTTTGGAAAATAACCGTCTGCAGTGTGCCGCTATAGTCATAATATGTAGCAGTAGAAGCAGACAGGCCGTTGCATTCATATACGGTGAATCCAAGCCAGTTTCCTACGCGGCCTGTTGCGTTGACAGAATCGTTCATCACCGGTGTAAAATCGCTGCCTGCATATTCCAAAATCAATGCGTATGTCTTGGTCGAGCAGAGCAGGACCCCTGCCCGCGCGCCGGAATCAACAATAGTCTTGCGGTTGGTCAGAATGTCCGCCTTAATATTTGAGGTCGTCAATGCGGTCTCGCTTGCCTCTTCAGTTGATTCTTTAACAAGGGCCGCAATTCCTGCAAGGGTCCATCCTTGCGTACACTCCTGGATTGCAAGGGAAAGCTCGGTTTCTGCCTTTGGGAAAGACACTGCTGCAGCTTGGACACTGAAAATTTTTCTGGATCTCATAAAATTGTTGTTTAAGGTAATTTGCAGTAAATTGTCAGCAACGTTTACATCTGTAAAATCTCTTCCTGGTGTTCCAGGCGCTACCGCTGAAATCCCAGGTTTATAAACATATAAGCCGCCTGCAGGCCCGGTTTGATATTTGTCGGTGAAGGTACTGCCGGGCTGAAAAACATTGTCATAAAAAAGATTTGGTTCAAGGATGGGGGAATATTTTTCATCTACGTTCACGGAATTATATAACACTGCCATATAATTTATCCTTCTTTCGCTTTATAGTATGGATTTTTGCTGTATTTGGAATTTAAATAAGCATCATTTTCAGACTGATTTAGGGGAGCTTGCTGCCTTTGGCCCTGTGCCCCTGGTTGTGATGCTGCAGGGAATCCCCATGGATCGGATTCTTTCATGGCTGTTATCTGTTCATCAAGCCCTTTCAGCTCTCCGTTCTCATTTTTTATTTTCGACATATCCAGCAAAGCGGCCACGGCTTTTACATTGACGACCTTTTCCCTTAAAAGCCGGGATTCGATCATGAAATCGAGCTTTGCTTTGTCCAGCTCGGATTGAAGTTTTTCCGCCTGTGAAGCCTGCTCTTTCAGTGTTTTTAGATCAACACCTTCAAACCGCTTTGTAAGCTCCCCCGTCTGCTTTTCAACCTCTGCTGTGACCGCCGCATCAAATTCAGATTTCAGCTGATAATCCGACAATGATGTGCCATGCAAAGCAAATACCTTTTCAAGCTGTTCATCTGTCAGTCCAATATCTTTTAATGCCTTCCTCGTAAATGCCATAATTTTACGTCTCCTTTATAACGCGCTTTGACGAGTGCGCGAATTGATCGCATAGTTTAACGACATAAGCAGTTGGTCGCAAATGCAGTTAGCGCCAGCATTTAGGCGTAAAGATTTGCCATGCTTAGCAATGTTTAATAATAGCTCTCGTCATCATCCTCTACCGGATCAATGTTTTCGGGTTTACTGTATTTTCCCAACAGCGCATTGACTTCGGCATTTCGTTTCGTTTCTGCCGCCATGGCTTT